GACCCCTCAACGACTTGTTCAAATGAATCTACTACTGTTATATTGGGAACGAATCCCAAATTGTGTGAGATATTCCATACAGCCATAGGTGTTGTTTGTGTATGTACATATCCCAATTCTTGGTTTGTTACTAGATCAACTGGAGTTCCCCAACTTGATATAGTTTTTGGCCCATACATTTCATGGGTATTTGTATTTATATAAAAATCTCCTACTGACCCAGTAGTAATATTTGGTTCTCCAGAACCATTTAAAACACTAGCACCTTTTGGACCTTGAGGACCAGAAGTTCCAATGTTTAATGTAACTATTTCTTCATTTACTAGTAATGTAACATTTTCTTCTGATACTTGCAAAAGTGATGGCTGTTCAACTACTTGAACTGTTACTCTACCATCTGCCATTAACGTGTCACCTCTGGTGTGACAACAAAGTTTCCTTCAATAAGTCTATCTGTTATGCCACCACTTGATTCAATTTCTAAATCATAAACCCATGCTCCTGCAGGGAAATTCTTTGTTACTTCATCTGATATCAAAATGTCTATAGTTCCAGCACTACCACCTAGTGTTATACCACTTGCTGATGTTAAACTTGCTATTGTTGTTGTTGAGTAATGTGCTTCACGTACTTGAAGTCTTGATGAATATCCTGCTAAGTTTACAGGAACGTCTTCTATCTTATAAGTGATAGTTTTACGAAATGTACTTCCTTGTGGACATAAAAAGTTAACTTGCCCTGGGGTCATAAGGGTCTCCTACGAGGCGGAAGCCTCATCTTCATTATACCAAATTATTTATCGACTATTGCAGTCACAATGCTCTTAATTACTTCTATTTCTCCAGAAATTTGGGAAAGTTCATTTTTCATTTTATTTTGATCTCTACGAATGTAATCAATTTTGTCTGACATACTTGATCCACCGTTTGGCATTATTTGTCTTTCAATTTTTTCTAGACGTTCTAGTAATGTGTCGCCTTTTTTATTTTTTCCAAGCAGTCCTTCAAATTTTCTTGCAATAGCATAACCTACGCTTAATGCAACTCCGATGATTGCTAACATTTGCCAGGTTTCGGCGAGGGTAGAGAGAATATTCATTTCCATTGTATTAACAATTATAACATTGACTTTATTAACATTAAGCATTATAATTAATATATGACGAAAACAAAAGAAGTTGTAGAATATTATCTTACTACCGCTGATCGTTGCGATAAGTGTTCAGCACAGGCCTATGTTAGGGCTACTGGGGTAAATGGAGAACTATACTTTTGTGGGCACCATTTTGCAGGTATCGAAGAAAGCCTATCTAAATGGGCATTTGAAATTATAGATGAAAGAGATAGATTGACAAATAAGGAATAGTCGTATATAATAGATATACGGTCTGTTCGGAACTAGTGTTAGTTCATGTAAACGGTTTCAAATCCGTTCGAACAACAAGGGGATCTGCCACACCACCACACCACGGCAGGTCCCCGCTTTAATTTTAGGCGATATGTTGAAAATGTATGTAGGCTCGGCGACATATGTACACATCCCCACACCTTTTATTGAAAACAATAATATGTGAGATTTTTGCGGGGTATTGAAAATATGCCTACTTTATGATATTATTAGTATTCAAAAGAAAGGTAATATATGAATGCAAAACCATGGGATCTATTAAACCCAAACATTGAACATGTTCCAAGTGAAATATTTGCTGAAAGAATAAATAAATGTTTATCATGCGATAATTTTATTAAAATGACAAGTCAATGTAAAAAGTGTGGTTGTTTTATGAATTTGAAATGTAGATTACCCCATGCTGAATGCCCTATTGGGTTATGGGATAAATATGAGGGATAAATTTTATTACCCCCCAAATTTTTAAAAGAAATCTATATTTACAATAATTCTTTTAGAGTGTTCTTTAGGTTTACTTGAAGAGTGATATCTTAGTCCATCAAACAAAACAGCATTTCCTTGTTTAGGAGTATGTCTTGAATGAAGAGTGAAATCACTAGGAATAGAATCTGATCCTAGTTCATGAACTTCATTATACATAAAAGTGTCACCATCGGAATCATTTATGTAATACAAAAGAACATTGTGAGCAGATTTCATATCAACATGGGCATGATGTTGTACATCGTTAGGGGACCAGGTGTTTAATGCTGCCCTTACCCTATAAATGGAGTTAGCACTCACACCAGTTTTTTCTTCCATAAAATATAACAATGGTTTGAACTCATCAAACAATGAAGACATTTGTTGACCATCATAATATAACATGTGATAAAACCCATATTGGAACCCTTCAAAGTTTGCATCTTTAGAGTTAGTTTTTTCATACCCAGAAGTATTTTCGTTCCAATACCATGGAAAATCATTTCCAGTAGTAAGGTTTAGCAAATGATCAGAATATGATTTAGGAACCAATGGTTCAATTTTTTCTAATAGCATATGTGCCTTTCTGTAGGATAATAATTATACTCTTAATTTGTAGGAAAGTCAACTATCTACCCCGAAATTATTGATCTATTTTATGTAAAACATATATGGCTAATAAGAGTATAGTAGTAAATAGGAAATAGGAAGCATTTATCAGAATATCCATCTATACCCCCTTATTTTGATGGCTTACGCCATTCCCTTAACTTTCTACAAGAATCACACATATGATTATAACCATCAGTAGAATTTTTGTTTTTAGTAAAGAAAATAAACTGTTTTAATACCCCACACCAGGAACATGTTTTCATTACTTACATTATATAACTATTTAGATCTATTCTTTTGTCTTTCTGCAAATTCTAAATATTCTTCAGTACCCATCGCTTCTTCCAAAGTTTGATCAGATTGTTGAACCCTACCCATAGGATATTTCATTCTCTCTAATCTTCTTTTAATATCAGCATGTGAATTCTGTTGAGGAATATAAGATCTTTTCTCAGTGCTTTTATGTTTACCCATAGGAATAGTATATCCTATACCCTTTCATTTTTAAGATACCCCCCTCGTAATCCGAAGATCAGAGGAGGAGGGCTTGGTCCGCTTTTAACGGCGAGTTCTTAGAGAGCGTGTCCCATACAAGATCTCTTAAAACCATTATAAGGTCGTTTTTAACAAAATCTGAATTTTTTGTAAATTTGTACGATACACATTTTAAAAAAGATCTGCCCTAATTCTTAGTGAGCACATATATAGTAGGGCAAGCGTAAAATAGTTTTATTGCCTGCCCTTAAAATAGTTTTATTGCCTGCCGTTAAATTAGTTCTTCGTTCTTTAGACAAGGAAATATAACTTCTACATCAGGTGTTAGTTCTTCTTCTACCCAACCACCATTGTTATAGATAGCAGTCATGGCTCTATCTACGTCTATACCCTCGCCATATAGGAATTGTGTTGCAAGAATATCGGCTGTGTATTTATCGACACAACCTTTCTTGTCGTACTTATTCCATACCATGACTAGCAATAGTGTCATAATGATTGTGTATCCAATCACTACAGCGTACTTGCCTCGTTGTGTTAGTTTCATTTAATCACTACCTCGCTAATCTCTGCACCTAGTTCTATGGTGTTTTGTATAATCTCTAACGCCTTTTGGATAGAGTCTATCTCGTAGATAAACGGCACTTCTAAGCCGTCATTTAGTCTACTTGTTACAGATATAGTATTCATTTAGTAACCCACCTTATCCATGGCACAATCGCCACATAGTAGGACATTTGCTAAATCAAATCTATGCACTCTAATCATGTCCTCACACTTAGAGCAATATGCTGTTAAATACATATCTCTTTTACTCATTTAACTAATAATCCTTTCTTTAATTCGCCTAATCTAATTAGGTGACAATCATAACACAAGAACATCATCTTGCATAGATTGTCTGTGTGACACATCTTAGTTACAGAGGTTTCACATCCTACACATAGGAAAGTTATATCTACAATCTGTTTATTCATTTTATTTTATCCTTTCAAGATAATTCTTTTTTGTTGAGGTTAGTTTATTCGCTAGGCTCATACTCTTTCGAGTCTTATTTGCTAGGCTCACCTAACCTCTTTATACTTCTACTCTAACATAGGGGTCTGACATTTTTAGTGCGACACGCCGTGTCTGCGTTGTAAAAGTTTTGTGACCTTGGTCACTTATTTGCTAGGCTCATTCGGACATTTCCGACTTATTTGCTAGGCTCATTGACTAGGTCTAATCTCTATTTAGTTATATTCTTAATCTATCAGATAATATCTCAAAAGTCAACTCGACACGCCGTATCTATCGTGTGACCTTGCTCACATGGGGGCGGGCCCCGAAGGGCCGTGATCCTGGCTTTACAACCTTACAAACGTACGCCAGTTAATCCCACAAGCCTCTTGGAATCTTATATCGCTAAAGTTTTCGTTATAGGCCATGAATAAATCGCCAAATTCCATAACGATTTCTTCAAATGTTGTTTGAGGAATTTCATCTTGAAATTGTTTTAGTATTTTAGCCACATGTTCGAAGTGCTGTCTTGTGTATGTCATTTTTTATCCTTTGTTAGTTAATAATAATAACCTATCACATACCCCTGACATTTGCAAGGCGACACGCCGATGGGGGCGGCCCCAGTGTGACGAACCTCACAAAAAAAGTTTGCGACACGCCGAGGTTTTAGCCCTAAAATGTCAGACCCCTATGCTACGATTTTAATATAAGATAAAAAGTTAGGATATAAAAATGGGTTTTATAGAAATAGTAGATATAGACGAAAACGGCGTGTCCGTTACAGATATGTCAGAGGCATCTGATATTGTAAGACTAGAAATTATGTTAGGCATAATTCGAGAAATTGAGAAAGGTAATAAATAAATGGATAAGTATGACAAAATAGATTTAATTCATAGTGAGTTAAATGCTGAATATGGTGATAGTGTAATGGCTGACTATGCACTACTTGGTACACTAAAAGCAATAGTTACTATTGAACAATTAGATAAGTTAATTAAAATGAGAGGTTGGAATAAATAATGAGTTTAGTATGCTGGAGATGTGAAACAGATATTCCTATGAATACCCCTGTTCACGATAATAAATATGCCCTTTGCTATGATTGTGCTATGGATAAGGTTATGGCATGAAAG